TAGGGAAACCTTAGGTTACTGCTTAAGTGGCGGTAGAAATCCTATTTCGAAGGATCAACCGACCGGTCACCTGGATTTTCATCCAGGGCCGGTAACTCACTAGCCCTTCGCAGGGCAAGCAAATGCTCGCGGCTCTCCCTACCTATGACGGAAATATACACGCCAATAGGAGGTAACTCTACATTAAATCTTCCGTAATAATCGGAAGCATTACTCAATACTTCTAGTGGAATGGAATCCCGTGTTTCACGGATCAAAGATCGCTCCTTGCGGGTGAGTTTGATGAAATCGGCCCTATTTAAAGAGCCGAGAGTCGTTCTAAGATCTAGAAGTCATTCTCTAAATTCAAGTAACTCAAGTTCCCCGGGAGATTCCAGGAAATAGCCCAATTTCTTGTCTATTTCCGTTGATAAATCTGTTACCTCTCTAATAAAGGTTGTTGCTTTGTCAACGACTGAACGTCAGGGTGTAAGACCCTCACGGAGGACCTCAGTATCCATAGCCCTCATAAAGGCCTGGTACTCGTCCTCTTGGATTGGAGATTTATCCTTTAAAAAGGTATCTCTCATCTCCTTCCAATTACGGAAGAGATGGGAAAAGTCACCAAGAGTGACCTCAAAGAGTAATTTTATTTTATCTTCGACACTAATGTCGAAGAGCTTACTCTCATACTTGGCCAACCATCGAACTGCGGATGGCCTCGTAGTATCAACCCAAACCCTGGTAAAAAGTGGACACAGGAGGGCTTCTCAACCACGAGGAGCTACTCTGATTAATGTCCGCAGGGAAAACGACCCCGAAACTCAGCGAGAACATAAATCGCTGAGCAACGAGAGAGCGAAACCCCTGGCGTCAGATGAAACTGACGTCAGTCTTCAAGGAAGAGGTGTAATAACCTCCGACTGAGAGATAATCATTTTACCAAATTCAGCACAACGTATGCCCATTATCGACTTAGCCTCAGAGATTACTACTCCGAATGTTGTTACCATATGTGATCGGTAACGACGGGCCACTGTTGAATCCCATAATACAATGTCATCACCAAGGACAGCATAATCGGTGAAAGGGAGATCCCTTCCAACCTCTTTAGCGCAGGCTTGGACGATAGCATGATGGGGCAGTGCCAATCCGGCAGGAAAAGATCCGAGAGCGCCCATGGGAGTCCCTACGGAATAACGGTAGGGCTCGGACGCAATAAACTTGCGTTTATCGGGCTTCCATTCAATATGATGGAAGTTCCTTTCGCACATAACGGACAAGAATAGTGATACAAACCTGGGATCGCATCAAACTGAAAGGGCAGAATGTATAGCCCAAGTAGGAAGGCGATCGGTGGCATTGGAAAGGTCAAATGAATAAAGGACCCTTCCAGATCTAGCCGCATTTAGAACACGCAAACGTCCACTCTGTTGGTCGTAGGTACTATCAGTGCCTATGGATCTGAGACACTTCATAAAGTACTTATGTACCGGTTGAAGAACCGACTGAGAGTAAATATCAAGGATGGCAATTACACGGGTTTTCCCCCCTTTATCGGGTATTGCAATATTTAAACTATGCAATAGTGGTCTTTTCCGAGTTTTAAGAAAAGATTCAGCCTCTTGTAACGGAATTCGAGGATTAAGTGTTTCCTTGAATCTGTACTGTCGCATAATCTGACAGATATTTGTAAGACCTAAACGTAAAGCTAAATTAAGAACATTGTTAAAAACAGGTCTGTCTAAAGCAAGGGCGGTCAAGTCTTCACGATGACCCGCAGGAGCTAGGTCACAATTCGGACCTGATGAGTTTGATATAAATCAACCATCATCAGGTAGCTCTTCGCCTAAATGGAAAGGGAAATAAGGTAAATCAAATATCTCCCTTAAATTGATACCCCGATCACCAAAAAAGGTGGGTTCCGGTGAAACAACCGGAGGGGAAACTATCGAGGATAGATCCATTTTAGGAACAGTTAGCAAGATGTCGTATGACTTTAAAAGCGAAAGAAAGAGCCTAATCCTTTTAACCGAATGATCGTCTAATGGATAGACGATCTTAGGGAGAAAACTTTCGACCCCCGCAACAGCGGGTAAACCTCGGGTGTTACGTTTAACCCAAGGACTCAACTTTGACGCGTTTTGAGAGGAGGTGACATGACGAACGAAGTCAGTTCAGATTTCCTTCCTCCACCAGAAGTAATATCGTTGACCCCTAGTCTGAAGAATCAGATTGGAGCGTAGAGTGAACATTACCCACCTTATCGTTATTCGGTAAGCAGGAGAGTCGCACAAGAACGAAGCTGTTCGTAATAAAGGAAGGTATTTCCAATGCGGTCCATCATAGACCAATTTAGGGTCGAATGGCCGTTGGCGATGTTTATTTAAGATAAACATAAGCTCTTTGTATCGAGCTATACCCATGGACTTATTTCAAGCCAGGGCCTCTTTTAATACGTTCCCCAACTGTTTATAAGACAGTCGGTTATAACCACTATATTTAAGTGGAGTTTCCTTCAAGCGATGCACCCAATTTGGGTCTTGTTCTCCAAAGAAAGATATTATTTTGGAGCGTCTGAGATGAGGGTTGGAATAAAGCCCTGGGTTTAAAGACGGTATTTGCATACGTATTCTTTAAATGGATTTGGTCCGTTCTCGACGGGGGGAATTATCCCCAGTCCACC